GACTTGACGCTCTCTCTCGAAGGGTCGAAGCTTCGCATCTATTCTGGATCGAAGCAGACGACCATCATCAGCGACGAAGGCGGTTTGGCTTTCCCTCATTCGACCGAGACAATCGGGGAATGGGAAACGAAGAGTCTTGGCCTTGCTGGACAGATTGACCACCAAGGCGCGTACAAGCTGCGTGACGGATCAGAGCGCAAGGCGTTCTTCACATGGGCCATCAACAGCACCGAGCTGTTCGAGGCGTTCCGATGCGACAACATGAACGGTCAGCGACTCAACCGCTACAAGCTGGCCTACGACCCAGAGAACACCACCTTGATGGTTTCGACCGGTGATGAACTCAAGGGCTTGACGACAACTTCGTTTGAGATTGCTAACGCTGAAGCTGAAGCTTGGGAAGCCACCTTTGAGGGTGGTCTTGAGAACGTCTTGAAGCACCTCGACGGTGAAATCCGTCTGCACTTCCTTGATTTCCGACCAGAGGGGCAAGGAATCCGTGTGATCCTTGACGCTTGGGGCGACGGCTACGTGTTCCAGGCATCCATCCTCATGTGATTGCCGATGCCTCGCAACCCGTTCACAGACAGGGACGACAACCGCTGCCAGCTCTGCGGCGTGAAAACGCCTCTGCTGTTTCATCAAGAAGGGACAGGGCGTATGCTTTGCCTCGACTGTGAGAAGAATGATTCGGGACACAGCAAGCGAAAAGTCATGAGATAGACCGACTGTTTATATGGGCCTTTCTAATGGGGATTATCATGCGAGTATCATGTCCAAGCTGCGGGAACCATGTCGTTTTCGACAAGCAATTGGAGATTCCAATGAGCGAGTCGAGGATTGTTCAGTCATGCTCAAATTGTCAAGCAGACGTGTTCTTGTTGGCGAAGTATGGCCTTCAGCCCAATGATCCGCTGTATCAAGACCCAGAATGGTTGTTCAATGCCTACACGACGAATCAGCGCACTCTGGCTGACATAGCCAAACAATGCGGCGTAAGCTCCATGACGATTCAGTATTGGTTGCAGAAGCACGACATCAAAGCTCGCAATCGAGGACGCAAGGTTCAGTCTTGACAATTATCCTTATAATGCGGTTCTTGTTGGGTGTGAATATGCTCGCCGACCAACTACGAGGAAGAACTGTTGCCATCCGATACCGTGATGAGAACAATCAACGTGTTGTGAAGAAAGTCAAAGACGTTCTGCCTTATTGCTTCATAACCGTCGAGGACTCGCAGCAGATACCGAAACAATGGATTCACGCAGAGGGCGGCTACGAAGGACTGTGGGAAGAACCGCTGGTCAAATTGACGTTCGGTGATCCGTATGACATGAAGCAATTCACCAGAAACGCCGGTGTCCCGACATGGGAGGGCAACATACCGTTCCCGAACCGAGTCCTCGCTGACTTGCCGACAGCCATCCCCCAATACCGCTGGCGCAAGGTGTATCTCGACGGTGAATGGAAAATCAGTTCGGGTGAAATCACCATCCTTGCTTTGTTCGATTCTTACACGCAGAAGATGTATCAATGGGTGCAGCACGAAGAAATCACACCAGGCGGTCATTCGAGAGTCAGCTGCAAGGCTCACCCAGAGGGCAAGACCAACCTCGACTACGACCCACACCTGCTGGCCTTCAACAATGAGCATGACCTTCTCAAGCACTTCTGCCAATACTTGCGCCGCCTTGACCCAGACATGATAATCGGCTGGGCCTTACAATGGGCTGACATCAAGCAGATAGCGCAGCGCATGAAGGTCTGCGGCCTCAATCCTGGCGACCTATCTCCTTACAAGAAGCACCGCTACGAATACATGGATTGGGATCAGCCGATACCTGGTGTCGCTTGCCTTGACCTCAAGACAGGCTTCGAGAAGTTATGGGTGCTGAAGCATGGTCAGCTCGACTCAAAGAAGCTTGACGACGTGGCTTGGCTTGCCTTACAAGAGCGCAAGGTGGAGCTGCCTGACGGCCATGACACCTATTATTCGGACATCGGGACTTATCTCGACTACAACCTTCGAGACGTGGAGCTGATGCCGAGGCTGGATGCCTTGCTTAACGTGAGCGAGCATTTCATTTCACTTGCTCATGCTTGTCAAATCCGCTTTCGTGACACCCCCCATGTCACCAAGCTGGCTACAAGCCTGTTCCTCATGGATGAAGAGTTTGAAGAACGCATCCCGTCGAAGCCGCAGTTCACCAAAATGGACTACGAAGGCGCAGACATTCAAGAGCCAGAGCCAGGTGTTTATCCGAATGTCGGCATCCTCGACATCAAGGCCATGTACCACAGCAACGCAGCCAAGCACAACATCTCATGGGACACCCTAAGCGATACCGGCGAGGACTGCGGCAACGGCTCTCGATTCACCAAGGAAAAGAAGGGCTTGCTTGTTCGCACGATGGACAAGCTCACGGATCAGCGAAACGAGTACAAGGCTATGATGAAGTCCGACCCAGAGAACAAGGCGACCTGGGACGCTATGCAACACGCTATGAAGTCGTTAGTCGCAAGCCTATACGGTATCTGCGGTGATGCGAAGTTTGGTATGTACCACCCAGAGATTGCCGCCGCCATCACTTTCACCAGTCGTCAAACGTTGTTTCAACTGCGGGACATCAGCGAGGAATACGGCCACAAGTGCCGTTACGGACACACCGACTCGGTATTCGTCGATCTCGCCAGTCCCGAAGAAGGAATAGCTCTCATCGAGAAGGTCAATCAGCGCATGGCTCCAATCGAAACGGAGTTTGAGAAGTGGTGTTCTGCCTTCTTCATCAGGGCAAAGAATCGCTATGCTTGCAGGGTCACATGGACTGACGGGCAACACCACGAACCGCAGACTTACCTCAAGGGCTTGGAGCTGATTCAAGCAAGGATGCCAGCGGTCATGAAGAAAGCCATGCTGACTACGCTCAACGCCATGCTTGAAGGTGCAGGGCAGCGGCAGGTGGACGACAACCTTTCGCAGATTATCGAGAACACCCTCGCTGGACGTTTAGATGGCGACCAGCTTTTCATGCGAGGCAAGCTCAAGAAGAACCTCGACAAATACGACACGCTCTCTGGGCCGTCTGCTGGTGCAGCTTGGGCGAACAAACACTTGGGGAAGGGCTACAAGGCCGACGATTACTTCATGGTCGCTATCAACGACCAAGGGGCGTATATCGCCTTTGATGATGTCTCTGACATCGAGGGCATAACCAAAATCGGTTATCGTGCTATGGTGGATCGGTTCATCGTGCAGAAGGTCATGTCGCTTTACGAGGTGGTGGGTTGGTCGCCGCAGAAAATTATCAACACAATGAATGGAATAGGTGGTACAGAATGGCTTTGATTTTGAATGGAAATTGCTTGGAGAAAATGAAAGAGATGGCGGATAACTCGGTGGACAGCATCGTCACCGACCCCCCGTATGGTTTGTCCTTTATGGGTAAGAAGTGGGACTACGACGTGCCTTCCGTAGCGATATGGGGAGAAGCCCTTCGAGTTCTCAAGCCTGGAGGACACTTGCTCGCTTTCTCTGGTTCTCGAACCTATCACCGCATGGTCGTGAACATTGAGGACGCTGGCTTTGAGGTTCGAGATCAAATCATGTGGATTTACGGCAGCGGCTTTCCGAAGTCGCTCAACATATCGAAAGCGATTGACAAGCATCTGGGCGTTGAGCGTGAGAAGGTTCGGGTGGATTATCACCCAAACCAGATGCTCATGCGAGAGGACTTGAATGACCGACCTTGGATGCAGAAGGCGAAGGAGCTTGGGTATCACGAACTGGCCGGTGATAAGCCAGCTTCACCGGAAGCCGAACAATGGGACGGCTGGGGAACAGCTCTCAAGCCAGCACACGAACCCATCGTTCTTGCTCGTAAGCCACCTATCGGAACGCTGACAGAGAACGTGCTTGAGCATGGGATAGGCGGCTTGAACATTGACGCTTCGAGGATAGGTCATAACGATCCGGACATCGAAAGGAAGGACACCACCAGCCCGACCACGGAGCTGCATTTCTCTGGGGATAGGGCAGGTGAGCGTGGGGCTGGCCCTGCGCCAGAAGGTCGCTTCCCTGCTAATATCTTGCACGACGGCAGCGAGGAAGTGCTGGCGAGGTTTCCGGAGGCGGGTGGCGGTTTCGGCATTCGCGGTGCCGGGCGAAGCATTTACGGCGACGGCCTCGACAATGAGATCGGCCAAACAGTCGGGTTCGGCGATTCCGGCTCCGCTGCCCGCTTCTTCAAAGAGGCACAGTTTAGCAAACAAGAAATGGGTCGCTTCCCTGCAAATGTGATTCATGACGGCTCTCAAGAAGTCGTTGATAACTTCCCAAACACGAACTCGACTGTTCCTTCCGAAGCTAACAAGCGAGGGGGCGATTTCCCCAGCGAGAACACAATCAAGCTTGGGCTGAAGGAGGTTCAACGAACAGGCTTCAGCGACGAAGGTTCGGCAGCTCGGTATTTCAAAGAGGTGTCCTTCTCGAAGCAAGAAGGCCGCTTCCCTGCAAATGTTATCCATGACGGATCAGAAGAAGTGCTTGAGCAATTTCCAGAAACAGGCAAAAGCGCAGGTGGTCGAATAGGGAATGCTGAAGGAGCTTTCTCTGGATTAGGAGAAACAGGATTCACTACCGAACATGAGAAAGGCGACCCTGGCTTTGGTGATAGTGGTTCAGCAGCCCGTTATTTCAAGGAGGTTTCATTCTCTAAGCAAGAGCATGAGCCTATCGTGCTTGCTCGAAAGCCCCTTGAAGGAACCGTGGCCGAGAATGTGCTTGAACACGACACAGGCGGATTGAACATTGATGAATCAAGAGTCCAGTATGAGCAGAATGACCGCCTTCTCAAAGGAGGCTCTTATGGCGGGAATAGGAAGAATCAAGGCGGAGAATCAATTTTTGGGAACGGTGGTGGAGAGGCTTCATACGAAGAGGGGTTGCCTTCGGGCCGCTTCCCTGCGAACATTATTCACGATGGATCAGAAGAAGTCCTCGAAGGCTTCCCCCACACCACCAGCGGTGACGGTAAGCCTCACCACATAACGAGGGAGTCTCAAAGCACATCAATGTCAGGCAAGAATTATGGTGGTCGAACCTTGAACACCTTTGGCGATTCGGGGTCAGCTGCACGATTCTTTTATTGTGCCAAGGCGAGCAAGTCCGAGCGCAACGCCGGACTCGAAGAGTTTGATGAACGGCAAATGGGACGCAACCAAAGCTCGCTTGAGGGCGGCAAAATGCTGACAGGATCGGGCAACGAGCGAAGCAACGTCAAGCAGAACTTTCATCCTACGGTGAAGCCTATCGCCTTGATGGAATACCTCTGCCGCATGATAACACCGCGTGGTGGTGTTGTCCTCGACCCGTTCATGGGTTCAGGCACGACCGGTATTGCTGCACTTCGCCTCGGCTTTGAGTTCATCGGCATTGAGATGGACAAGGACTACGCCGATCTTGCTACGGCTCGAATCGCTCATTGGGTGGACATGGAGCTTGAGTTTGACGATGAGGAAGTCATGCTCAAGCGCAAACCCCAGGCCGAATGGTTGTGAATTGTAAGACTGTTTATATGGGGGTTGTTCATGGGTGTTGCTATGGGCGAACAGATTCGGTACATCAGCCTCTTTTCAGGGGTTGAGGCTTGCTCTGTCGCTTGGCATCACATGGACAATTGGTTACCCCAAGCGTTTGCCGAGTTCGACGAGTTCCCAAGTGCTGTGCTGAAACACCAATTCCCCCATATACCAAACGTAGGAGATGTGACGAAACATGACTGGAAGCAATACAAAGGACAAATCGAACTCATTGTTGGCGGCTCACCCTGTCAATCGTTCTCGGTTGCAGGGCGAAGACTTGGACTGGATGATCCACGTGGCAACCTTGCCCTCCACTTCTTACGAATTGTTGATGAGATTCGACCGACATGGTTCCTCTTCGAGAATGTCCCTGGCCTCTTGTCATCGGACGACGGACGGGACTTTGCTGCCTTCCTCCGGCAAGTGGAGGAAATCGGGTATGGGTGCGCTTACAGGGTTCTTGACGCTCAATACTTCGGAGTTCCACAAAGACGCAGACGCGTGTTTGTTGTCGGGCATATTGATGGAGATTGGCGACGTGCCGCAGCGGTTTTATTTGAGCCAGAAGGCTTGTCGAGGAATCCTCCGGCGCGCAAAACGCAGGGGCAAGGAGCTTCCACCAATGCTCGACCAAGCACTTCGACGGGTGGCACAGATCGACGAAGAGGAATAAACGACATTTTGGACTCAAGCCCTGCTGGGGCATTGACCACCGAGATTTACCACCGTCGAGGCTACGGAAACCAAACCGTTGATACCCATGCGGCTCTGATCCCAGAGGTCGCAGATACCGTCGCAGCCAAGTGGCAGAAAGGTGCTGATGTGCAGCTCGGCTCGCAGTCTGGCGGCAACATCATTCCTGTCGCTGTTGATTTGTTTAACCAGCTTGAAACAGGCGACGTGCATTGTGCCTTGCGAACAGCAGGGGGTCATGGCGCACCTGCGGTTATGGTGTATGAGAATCACGGACAAGACTCAAGGGTGAAAGAAATCGAGGTGGCCCCGACCATACCGGCCAAGGCTGGGACAGGCGGCAACAACCTTCCTATCGTCACGCAACCTGTCTGGGCTGCCGACTTGAGCCAAAAGGCCGAGGGTATCGGTATGGCTGAAGAGGTAGCAAACACCGTCGCACCAGGCACACACCCTGGACACGGCAACCATGTGATTCATTCGTTTGACTCGACATTCGGCGGTCAATCCAACGTGTTCGACCAACACACGCCGCCTCTCAAGGTCGGTAGCGGTCTGGGTATTCCTTCACCGCCAGCGGTCACTCAGGAGCTTGCTGTCCGTCGCCTCACACCTATGGAATGCGAGCGATTGCAGGGCTTCCCCGATGGGTGGACACAGATACCGTGGAAAGGCAAACCGAAAGAGCGTTGTCCAGACGGGCCTCGTTTCAAGTGCATGGGTAACAGCATGGCTGTTCCTGTCATGCGCTGGATAGGCGAAGGTATTGAGCTGGTCAATCGTATTCCTCGAACAGAAGCTCCACAGCAAGAAGAATTGGGGTGGCTTTGATGAGCTACGAAGTCCTCATTGGTGATTGTGTCGAGAGCATGAAGAAGCTTCCCGACGAGTCCGTGGATATGTGCGTGACCAGTCCTCCGTACTGGGGTCTTCGAGACTACGGCGGCAACGGTAAGGTTTGGGGTGGTGATCCCAGCTGCAGCCACGATTGGGAGGGCTACACCAGACCAAGCGAGAACACACGCAACAACGACAATTCTCTGCAATTGAAGTCAGCGTATTGGGAACCACAGGATCAAGCGTTCTGCAAACATTGTGATGCTTGGTTCGGACAGCTCGGACTCGAACCAACGCCTCAGCAATTCGTCAAGAACATGGTCGAAGTGTTTGAGGAAGTCCGACGCATCCTCAAGCCTCACGGCACGTTATGGTTGAACCTTGGTGATTCGTACTGTGGTACAGGCCACAAAGGGACGGACATGAAAGATAAGAAGCACCCAGAAGGGAGAAACGGACAAGTTGTTGCCGTGAATAACAAAATTGAGGGGCTGAAGCGAAAAGACCTGGTGGGTATTCCTTGGCGCGTAGCCTTCGCTCTGCAAGAAGCTGGGTGGTATCTGCGACAAGACATCATTTGGGCCAAACCAAACTGTATGCCTGAACCTGTCAAAGACCGATGCACTAAGAGCCACGAATACCTGTTTTTGTTGAGCAAGAAAGACTCTTATTTCTTTGACCACGAAGCCATCAAAGAAGCCAGCGCGGATCACGAGAAAACCGCAGCTCGATACACGCAACCGTTTGGCGGCATCAAGAATGAAACACTTCTCGAAACAGATCAAGTTCACATTCGACCAATCGGGATGCGTGAGTTCTCCGGTAAGCGAAACAAGCGTAGCGTTTGGACGGTGAACCCCAAGCCGTTCAGGGAGGCTCATTTCGCCGTCTATCCACCCGAACTCATTGAGCCTTGCATCCTCGCTGGTTCTTCAGCCCACGGATGCTGCGCTGACTGCGGCGTACCGTATGTCCGTGTCGTCGAGAAGAAGGACATGGGGATAACAGAGGCCATGAAAGTCGCTGGGGCTAACGCTCAAGGCACATACGAAGGCAAGGATTTGAAGGACTACAAACCGACCACCATGAGCGAGCAGACACCCAGAACGGTCAAGCAGAGAACGCTCGACGCTATGTCAAAGAAAGCGGTCACGGTTGGTTGGGAAGCGACGTGCGAATGCAACGCTGACATTGTACCTGCGGTGGTGTTCGACCCCTTCGGCGGCTCTGGGACTACGGCAGGGGTCGCCATCAAACACGGTCGAGATGCCATCCTGTGTGAGCTGAATGAGGAATACGCAGAACTCATCCCGAATCGAGTTGAATCCATTTCACAAATACAGAAAGAAACCTTGAATGATGAGAGGGAATGGTTATGAAAATACGACCTATTGGAAGCAGCTTGCTGATTGAACTTATCGAGAGGGCCACTCGAACAAGCGGTCTTTTCGTGAAGAATGAAAATGAAAAGACATTCATCGGTAAGGTGTTGAACCTGTCCGAGCATTTGAAAATGAACGGTCATGTGAGCAAGGGCGATAGTGTTCTTTTCGTAGGACATAGTGTTGATACACCCGTTGAGGGACAATTCATCATTGACATAGAACAAATCATAGGGGTGTTGGAACATGACGAAAATAGCAGTTAAGGGAGAAGAAGCACGAAAGCATTTGATGGCCGGTATTGACCTGGTGGCTGATGCCGTAGCACCAACGCTCGGCCCATCAGCTCGTTATGTCATGCTCGAAAGGCCGTATGGTTCGCCGCTGACCATCAATGACGGTGTGACTATTACGAAGGACATCGAATCGGAGAACCCCTATCGGATGATGGGTGTTCGTCTAATCCAAGAGGTCGCAGCTAACGCACAGGACAACGGCGGCGACGGCACAACCACAGCCACCTTGCTCGCACGTGCAATCTGCAAGGAAGGATTGAAGCTTCTCGACGATGGCTTGAATCCCTTAAGCATCAAGGCCACGATGGACGCATTACTCGAACAGTCGGAGCTTTGGATTGACGAGCTGGTTATCCACCCAGACAACGACGAAGAAAAGCAACAACAGATTTTCGAGGTGGCTACGGTCGCCGCCAACAACGACCCAGGCTTGGGAGCGTTGATTGCCGATGCGCTTCAGCAGACGAACTACGAAGGCATCATCACCGTTGAGGAAAGCCACACGACCAAACATTCGTTTGACATCGTGGACGGCATCGAGATTGACTCTGGCTTCGCCAGTCCTTACCTCATCAATGAACAGGGTTCGTTTGAGTCTGTTCTCGACAACGTTCATGTTCACCTGTCCAGAGACATCATCACGCAGAATGACCAGCTCGTACCGGCTATGGAGGCCGCACTTGGTCAGCAGAAGGCGTTGCTGGTTCTCGCTAAGGGAATCGAAGGAGAAGCCCTGCAAACGCTCATCACGAACGTTCAGCGAGGCGTGATGCGAGCCTGTGCTGTTGTTGTCCCGCCGTTTCACTTTGACGACGCTATGCTCGACTACGAAGCGTTGCTTGGTGACGGCAGCATCGGCAAAGCTGTTATCGGCAAGAAC